GGTATATTCGTTGTTAGGCACAGATTGATAATGCTCTGCTGCCAACTCGTGATATTGGTATCCATTCCTGTTCGCGAACTCTTTAACATAGTCCCTGAGTCCAGCGTAGAGTGTTTTTCTTTGCAAATCGTAGAGTCTAATTTTACCATCCCACATCCTCGCTTTATATGCTGGCATGAATTTAGCACCAGGAACCTCGAATGTAAAAAAATTGCTCAGTTCATGTTCTATGTTTATATCCGAAAACACACGGATATTTACGTTATCAAATTTTTCAACTACAATTTTATCCATCACATCCCAACTAAAAATTGTTTCCACTGAATTCCATTTTTAATTTGAAAATCACGTGAACGAATCTGAGTTAGAACAGATTCTAAGAAATATACTATTGTGTTTAAGTATTCAACCTTTTGTTCCATTTGAACAAGATCAGTATCACCTTGTAAAAATTCATCCATTTCATTCTTTAATGGTTTAACACCTTGCCATTGTATCCATCCAAGATCTTCTAATTCTTGACGTGTTAGTTCGCCACGATAGTATCTAAATTTGTTTTTTCGTAGGAGATTATATTCGCCTTTGATTTTGGCAAGTTTTAGTTTATAAGATACCAAATGATTGATATATTTTGAGTGTAGATTGGGTGTATCTGTTGATGCTTCACCCAAATGATTGTCATCAATTTTACAATCGTTCTCCCACATTGACATTAACTGCTCAAGATTCATAACAACTCCAAAAATAAAATTTAATTTTCGAATATGTAGTAATTATACCTGAAAGTTGCATTTCCTATCAAATAATTCACATCTGAATCAACAGCTGTGAATGTCAAACTTTCTAAAGATGTTGGAAACATATTCTTGAATGTAACTATTTTACTCTCAGTATTATTATTTGTCAAGATAAAAAGAGAGGCATCCGAAGTATTCTTAACGTATTCGGATCCACTTGATGCAGCTACCTGATCTTGTGCCAAAAAATTGGTATACTGTTGATTATCAACAGGAAACCCCAAACCAACCAACCATCCATTTATTGCTTTATAATTTTCTAATGTCTCATCGACCAAAAATTGAATACTCAAATCTCCATACGCAAGTTTATCTCCTGGAATTGGGATCGTTGAGTATGGTGTACTAAACTCTGGTTCACCTAATGTAATGCTAGGAAGATTAACAGTTTGACAATAGAATTGCATTTTTGGCAATTTAGTAATGATGAATCTAAACCCTGTTGGAGCAAGAGGGTTCATATTTGTTGGTATTTTAGTTGCCCATTGTGCTGGTATGTTTGCCATTATTTCTCTCTTAAATATTTTTCCATGTCAAAAAGTTTTTCCTTTTCAATCATGTCTATAATTCTAGTTGTTAAATTTATTTCTGCCTGTATCCAGTTCATTCTTACTTGTAACTCTTTGAGTTGTTCGCAGTAATACTGTAGCTCCTTCTCTTTTCTAGCACGAGATTCGAGAAGTTCTGAGAGGACAATAACTTTAACATTCTTATCTTGCATGCATATATTTATTCAACAAAAAAGGGGAGCCGAAGCTCCCCTTGTCAAACACTGATCTTACGTCAGCTTCATCAATTACATAATGTTCTGTACACGAACTCTACGATAGTAGACGTTTTCGTTTGAACCGATTGATGTTGCTAATGTAGTACCACGAGCGAATGGGTTAGCAAGCATGCCATAGCGTGTCTTGAAGCCAATCTTTGGTTGGAATGTATTTGGATCTACAGCACGAACCATTTGTAGAGGAACGTATGGGCAGTAGAAGATACCAGCGTCAAATGCGCTAGAACCCTTATAACCAACTACATAGAATTGGTCATTAGCACCACCATTCGATGCATATGGATCAATATAGACACGATAGCGACCATTTAGAACACCAGCGAATGTGTTACCTGCGTCATCAACTGTTAAGTTTGTTGAAAGAGCAGGAGCGTAGTCAAGAACACCAGCCATTGCTAATGCAGATGCAACATCTGAAGAGCAAAGGATGAAGTTACCTTTACCACGACGTGTTTCTTGTGCAATTACGTTCGCATCACGTTCGATTTGGAACAATAGACCTTTGAATTTCTCAACTGACCAACGTCCGTTAGCGTCTGTATCCAAATCGAATACACCAGCTGTTGTTACTGTACCAGATGCTGCACCAGACTTAGCTGTGTAATAAATTGTACGAATAACTTCGCGATTGATTTCAGCAAGAATTTCTGTTGAAAGGATGTTGCTCAACTCGCTCTCAGCATCAAGACCATGAATTGCTTTCATATCTTGTGCGAGTTCAATTGAGTACTCAGCTTTCAAAGCACGTGACTTAGCAGTTACGCTTGTCTTCTCAATTGAGAAAGCCATTTCATTGAAAGTTGTTGAACCAGGACCTGGATCAGATGCTGGAGCTGCACCAGTTGAAGACGAAGTGTGACCACCCTCAGCCTGTTGAGTTGTCATACCACCTGGAGCATTAACTGATGAGAACCAGTTAGAACCAGAGATTGTTGACTGATTTGTGTTAGAACCAAGGTCACCACCTGCACGCTCTGCGTCAGCTTCGTTATAAAGTGCCTCAGTACCACCTTGTGTACCATAACGGCTCTTCATTGCGAATACCAAGCCTGTTGGACCTGTCATTGGCTGAACACCGCATAGATCATAAGCGATCATCTGTGGAGCAGCACGACGAACCAAGTTGATCAAAATTGGATCATACTTAGCGACACCATTTGTGTCTGGGTTTGTTGATGAACCATTGTAGTTTGCGTTTGTTGGAACTGCTTCAAACAAAGCAGCACGCTCTTCTTGCAATGAACGCTCTTGGTTCTCTAAAAGAACAGCAGTAACTTCTTTACGATACTGGTCTTTAATTTCTGGCAAATTCTCGTTCTCGAGAATTGGCGACCATTTTTTAACTAGATCTTCTCTTAACATCATAGTTGTTTCTCCTGAAAGGTTGGATTATTTTTTGTTTAGTTTAGCAATTGCTTGAGCATATTGGGCAACTGATTCTGCAATCACTTGCTCTTTTGCTGTTCCAGACTCGACGCTGTCTTTAGCAACTGGCTTTGTTTCTTTAAAATATGACTCACGAATTGTTTGTAATTTCTTAGTATAAGAATCTACATCTTCGCAAGCAATCTCAGAAGCCAATGTAGCAAATTTTTCTGCCTCTGTGTCTGTTAGACCATCTGACAATTCTGCTACGATACCAGCACGTTCCATTTGTGCAATTTGCTTTGTCATTTCAATATTTGCATTTACGGTCTCATTTAACTTACCTTCTAATTCTTGCACTTTAGACTCTAAGTCACCGAGAATGTCATATTTCTCAGCAGGTACATCTACGTAATGCTCTTCGAACACACGCTTCATACCATCAATGAAAGATTCAGCAAGTTCTGCTTTGATTCCGCTTTCGAGGGCAAGTTCATTTTGTTTAATCCACTGCTCAGCAACGTAGCCGAGATATCCATCTACCTTTTCAACGAGTTCCTCTTTAATCTTCACAAACTCTTCTACGAGTTGTGCGTCATACTGCTCTTGAATCTTAGAAATTTCTTCTTTGACTCTTGTTACAACTGCTGCTTCAAAAATTGTTGCAGCCTTTGTTTTGAATTCTTCTGATAGTTCTTCGCCTTCTACTAAAGCAGCAACGTCTTCTGAAGAATCATACTTGATTTCTTCTTTCTTCATTCCTGCAATTTCAGATGCTTGAGCAGCTGCTCCACCTGAACCAGCTTTAGAACTGTCTTTACTTGTTTTTACTTCTGGCTTATCTGTGCCTTGGTTGCGCTTGTTATCAGCGTTGTCACCCTCGCCACCTGCGCTACCTTTTGCTTTGATAGTTTCAGCAGCACCCTCTTCTAACTCTTCAGATTCCTCAACGACAACCTCATCGTTTTGTTGATCCTGAAGTTTTTTAGATTCAGCCAATAATTCCGCAATTTTCTTTTCAACTGACATTATAGTCTCCTGTTTTTAGTAGGTTATGTCCGATTAGTTTCGATAAATTCTATTTATAAAACTTAGAGTTTCTTCAAAAAACGAGCAAATTCAGTGAGTGATTGCTCTGATAGTCTTTTAGAAGGAGTAGCTCTAATGTTTCTTCTTGCTTCTTCGATATCTCTTTGCACGTATTTTCCATCAACATAAACCCACTCTACACCTTCCATAATGCCACGAACGAAAGCATCTGGAGCCGATGGGTCGGCGACGATGTCAGCTGCAGTTGACAGCATAAAATCGTCTTGTACAATCTGAACACCATCTTTGTTCTCTTTTAAAGAACCTAGTGCTCGACTTGAAACTCCGAGGTTTGCGCCACCGTCCAATAGACCACGAGCGATATTACCCATAGGTGTTTCTAAAATTTTTGCTTTACCAATGTAGTTGGTTCCTTCTTTGCGAAGATCAACAATTAAGTGAGATACACGATCTAGATTGATAGTAGGTGTATCTGGATGACCCAACTCACCGTAAGCACGATTGTTCTTTACGTATTGTTCCATGTAACGGACGACTTCTTTGTCCATCACACCCTCTGGATACATACGACCATTTCGGTTTTTTAATTCTGATTGAAGGAACACTCCCTCAATAAAATACTGTTTGCCTTTACCAAGTTTCTCTTCAACGAAAAATTTGGTTTCTGTTACTTGTTCTCTAATAAGTTTCATGGCTTATGATCCCACTGCGTTGATGTTATCGCCACCACCAAACTGTGCTGACTCGAATTCTGGCGAGAATCCTTCTGCTTTTGTCAATTCTAACAACGCCATACCAGCACCACCAACAAATGTAACAACAATATCATGAGTGTTTTGATCAGTTATAACCCAATCTGATTCATCTATAATATCAGAACCATAGAACGCAGCAACTGTTACACCATTACGAACAAGAGTTATGCTATTAGCACTGCTTGTTTTAACTTTTGCAATATTAACTCTTACTGTTCCACCTGATGTTAGTGCCTCAAATGCGCCAAGGCAATCTGTGTCGATATCAACTGTTGCTGTATCGCTAGATGCTGTTCCAACAAGACGAATCAAGCATTTATTAATGTTGTTTCGAACAACTGTTTTTGTGACTGCCATTTTAGTTTCCTTATATTTTTCTCACTACATGAAGAAAGTTATCAACGCTCTCCCTCATATAGTTTAAAATTTCTTCTTTGTGTTTACTATTATTTAGTAAATTCGCAATTTTCTCTACAGTTTCTTCGCTAATTGCTACAGTTTTACCATCATTTAATATAAAATCCAACTTATTTTGCATCAAATTTTGACCCCTGTAGGTTGTTCTCATTTCAATAAGAACTGGGTCAATATCAAATGCCTTAGAGGAAGCACGATTTGTATATGATTCTATTAATGTTGTTGTAATTTTTGTATTTTCGTTATATTTCTTAATTATGTTTGCAATTTTAATATCTGAAATATCTTCATATAAACTTACTTTTGCTAATTCTTCTAATTCAATATGTCTTTTGACTTCCTCTAAGTCGCTATAATCTGCCTCTAACAATACACCATCAACAAAATATTTACCATTATCGTTTTCAATAATTTGATGGGTATAATGTGTTGAGACGGAAACTACATTTCCATAGTTTCCTTTTCTAGTGTATAAATTTTTGACAAAATCATTCAGTGTCATTCAGGTGTTTCTTCAGCAGGTGGATCTTCGGCAGGTGTTTCTTCAGCAGGTGGATCTTCGGCAGGTGTTTCTTCGGCAGAATTTTGATCATCCCATTGATTCATTTGACCAGATGGAAACTGTCCATCACCATGTTCTCCTTCACCTGTGTCTTGAGTATAATTTTCTTCAGAAACAGGTTCAGGATTGAAAAAACTATTGGCGATTGCTTTACGATAATCGTCAATTTTATCAGCGATTTTGTCGCTCATGATATCTGTAAAAGTTTTTTCTGCTTGAACTGGATTCTCATCAACAATAGAATCAATTAAGTCACGAATTTGGTCTGTCATGTTATTACTCTCCTTGTGTT